TATGGATACGGCATCATTTGATAATCCAGACGCAGCTGGATTTCAATCACAAGGACCTATGGATTCTTACAATGAATACGGTGACTATGAATCATTTGTCGGTTTAAATGAGTATGTTACTGAACCACAAGCATCATTTCCCAACCCTAGAAAAGGACCCTATGATAGTGGAAGAGGATTATATGAAGATATTAATATAAATGTTGCAGATAAAAGTGCTGACCCAGATTACACTGATGATGGTATGGGTATCTTCGAAAACGAAAGTGAGCTTGATGAAAAATTTGTTTCAAAAGCACAACAAGGGTATTTCTTTGCACGTTGTGGTGAGTGTAAAAGAAAAGATTGTAAATGGTGTAAAATGGCAAAAGAGTTTGCTGATGACACCAAAGATTTTGAAAGTCTACCCAAAAAAGTAAAAAAAGAAATGACAGAAAGTTGGATTATTAGTTTAGTTGAGAGATATGAAAGACCTAGTATGTCTAAATTAGATTTTTTAACCTTTTTAAATGAACAAGAAGTGAAGACTGTTGTTGACCCAGATATTGAAGATGCATCTGAAGAACTACCTTCATGGATGGATTTTGAAAGTATCTTTATGAATCAACCAATGACCAAACCAAGACCTACAACTAAACCAACTACAAGACCTTCTAAACCAGGTCGAAAGTCACCATACAAACCAAAACATAAACCAACTCCAAAAGCGAGAAAATGAGAAAATATAGAAATATCTTTGAAGCACCAATAGATTATGGTGATAGTCCAGAAAGAATGGACCCCTCTTTACAACAAAGAATAGAAAAAGGTGAATTTCCAGGTAAAGACTTACCTGCTTACCCTTCAGTAGACCCTAGTGGTGTTGAGGATAAGTTTGAGGAATTGGTAGCTTCTAAAAGATTCAGACAAGTTGTTGACCAAGTAAAAAGATACACTGGGTTAAGGGAAGTTACACCAAGAACATATGGACAATTACAATCTTTATTGATGCAATCCTTCCAAAAGGTCAATCAAATTGAAAAACAAAACAAAGAAGAATTAGAACAGTTAGCTGTTGACATTGTTAAAGAAGAAATGGCATTACCCGATAACGCTTTCCAATTTGACGCTAAACTTGTTAATATGGGACAAGTAGACACTTCTAAAATGAAGGGTGGTTTAGATGAACCAACACAACAAAATTTAGATGCTGAAGAAGAAGCGATGGAGGAATTCGAAAATTTTGATTTAGAAAGACAAAAAAGGAGATTTTTGAACCAACTAATTCAAGGAGCTTCTAAGAAAGGACATTACATGTTCCACTTAGTGGAGGATGAACTCAACCAAATAAATCCAGATTTACTAAATCTATACGGTGTTATGATGTCAATAAATGATTTAATTTATTGGATTATGCCAGACCAAACAACAACTATGATGGCTGCATCGGGACAAAATGTTGGAGGTAGTGAAGAGATAGATGTTGAAACTGACCCACCAACGATTAAAGCTAGAGGTATTTCCTTCCCTGTTTTAGTACACGAACTGATTAAAGGTGTTATGGAAGTATTGGGTACACAAGGTTTACCAGATGATGAAAAACAAGCTAGAAAAGTTATGGATAGTGAAGATACCTTAGTAGCTGAAGTATGGGATTTAAGATTAGGTCCAATCATTTGGGAAAAATTCAGAAGTATGTATCCATTAGATTTAATGCAGGATGATAAATCTGAAATCCAAAATTATCTGTTCGCTGAATTTGCATCGATGCCTGCTGAGGATATGTTCAAATTAGCGAAAGAAATATTAAGTGGTACTCAAAAAGGTAAGGACCAACTTACTGGAATAGTTGAGGATATTATTCAAAGATTACAGACTGAAGATTATGAAGATGAGGTTGAAAATTACACTGACGATTATGATGACGAGGATTATGGTGATGTTTTGGGTAGTTTAGACATTGTACGAGATGATGAAGAAATGGATATGGATATAATTTTGGACAAAATATCTAAATCTGGTCTTTCATCATTATCGGATGAAGAATTAGATTTCCTAAGAAGTCAATCATAATATATTTATAGAGTATGGGAACGAAACAAGAACTCATACAAGAATACGTCAAGTGTTTTCAAGACACACCATACGCTCTTAGAACTTATCTAGAAACATACGATAATACTCAAAGTAAGCACGTACCTTTCGAATTATTTCCTCAACAGAAAGAAATGGTTGAGGACTTTGAAAACTACAACGACAACATCGTTTTGAAATATAGACAAGCTGGTGTCTCAACAGTTACAGCTGCATGGATTTCTAAAAAACTTCAGTTTGCTTCTAAAGAACAACCCGAAAAAATTCTTATACTAGCTAATAAGTTGGATACAGCTACTGAAATGGCCAATAAAATTAAGTACTTTCTTAGACAATGGCCCGATTGGGTAAGGTCAGATTTTGATAAAGAAAAAAATTCACAAAAACATTATAAATTAACTAATGGTTCAGAAGTGAAAGCTGTTGCTACCTCAGTAGATGCTTTGAGGGGTTATACACCAACAATTTTGGTATTTGATGAAGCTGCTTATATTGAGTCTGGACAAGATTTATGGGCTGCTTGTATGGCTTCACTAGCCACTGGTGGTAAAGTGATTGTAATATCGACACCTAATGGTTTCGACCCTATATACTATGAAGTTTATGAACAATCAGTGCGTCAAATGAATAATTTCAAAGTTAGTGCTTTGAAATGGTATTATGACCCAAGGTTCACAAAAGACTTGTATTGGGTACAAACAAAAGACATAGTTCACTTTTTATTGAACAGAGAGGATTACGGTGAAGATAAAATATTAAAAAATCAAGACATTGAAATATATCAACAACTAGTAGAAGATGGTTACAAACCCATAAGTTCTTGGTTCGAATCAATGTGTAAAAAACTGAAATTTGATTCTAGAAAAATTTCACAAGAGTTAGAATGTGCATTTTTAGGTTCGGGTGATAATGTTATTAGTTCAACTATAATGGAAGACCTTAAAGAAGATTTAAGAGAACCTATAGAAAAATGGATAGGTAACAGTTTGTGGGTTTGGAAAGAACCTCAAGAAGGTCACAAGTATATTATGGGTATAGATGTTTCTAGGGGTGATAGTGAAGACTCAACAGCTTTTACAATTATCGATTTTGATGAGAGAGAACAAGTTGTTGAATATCTAGGGAAAATACCTCCAGACCTTGCTGCTGATATAGCTTACAAGTGGGCGACGAAATACACTTGTTTCGTAGTGGTAGATATTACGGGTGGTATGGGTGTTGCAACTTCAAGAAAAATGTTAGAGTTAGGTTATAAAAACTTTTTCTATGATGGTGTGAACCCCGAGGAACTTTGGAAATTGAATACGAATGGAAAGACACCTGGTATTAATTTCAATAACAAAAGAGCTCAAATAGTACAAGCATTAGAGGAACAGTTAAGAACTGGATTCAAAGTAAGGTCAAAGAGATTAATAAATGAATTGAGAACATTTATTTATATTAACGGTAGACCAGACCACATGAAGGGACAACACGATGATTTAATTATGGCAATGTCTATGTCTTTATATGTTGCTCAGAACTCTTTCACTAAATTAGAAAAAAATGTTAATCAAGCAAAAGCTATGTTAGACGCGTGGATTTCAGATGAAAGGACTGTTAATTATAACAAACAACCCGTGTTCAGACCAACAACAATTAACGCACAACCATTACAACCAAAATCAAATGACCAAAAGGAATATTTATGGTTATTAAGTGGAATAAAACCAAGATAGATGCCAAATTCAAGAAGATACGGAAAGACAAGTAGAAGTAGAGGTAAATTAGTAAGACAAACTGTTGGAACTTTTGCATATACTTGGAAACCTATAGACCGAACATTTAACAAGAGTACCGAGACAAAAACTCCAACACCAGTTGAACCTTGTGTAGAATGTGATGGACTTACTGTTGATAATGTCGTACAATATGTTTATGGTGGTAAATGTCCACCAAATGGTGTATCAGCTTATGTAGATTGTGATTATATCGAATAATTATTTACAAGGTAAATAAAAAAAATTAGAATTATAAAAAAAAATGGCAGAACCACGAATGACCATATTCCAAAGACTGAATACTCTGTTTGGTGCAGAATCACCACAAAAACCGAGTAGGAAGTCATTTCAGTTTGATAAAAAGACTATACTAAAAACTGCGTCTAAAGCTGACTACGACAAAACTAGATTAGAACTACAACAAGGTTTATATCTTTCCAATCAATGGCAAAAAATTGAATCTCAGTTATATTCACAAGCTGTATATTATGAACCAACTAGATTAGCTTCTTACTATGACTATGAAAGTATGGAGTTCACTCCAGAAATTGCAGCTGCGTTGGATATAATGGCTGAAGAATCTACAACAATATCTGAACAAGGATTTATGTTAAACATATATTCTGAATCTAAAAGAATTAAAAGTGTATTAGCTGATTTGTTCAATAATGTATTAGATATTGAGACTAACTTACCTATGTGGACAAGAAATACATGTAAGTACGGTGATAATTTTGTTTATTTAAAACTTGACCCTAAAAAGGGTATTGTTGGTGTTTCTCAATTACCAAATATTGAAATTGAAAGAGTAGAAAAAGGTATGAAGGTTTATAACCACCATCAAGAAAGTGATGAACGAGAGGTTAAGTTTTTATGGAAAAATAAAAACATGGAGTTCAATACTTGGGAAGTTGCTCATTTCCGTTTATTATCTGATGATAGAAAATTACCATATGGTACTTCTATGTTGGAAAAATCTAGAAGAATATGGAAACAGTTATTATTAGCGGAGGACGCAATGTTAATTTATAGGACTTCTAGAGCACCAGAACGTAGAGTATTTAAGGTCTACGTTGGTAACATGGATGATAAAGATGTTGAAGCATATGTACAAAGGATTGCTAATAAATTCAAACGTGACCCTATTGTAGACAAAGATACAGGTAATGTTGATTTAAGATATAATCAAATGGCTGTCGACCAAGACTTTTTTATTCCAGTAAGAGACCAAGGAGCACCTAACCCTATTGAAACCTTACCTGGAGCATCAAACTTATCTGAGATTGCAGATATTGAATACATTCAGAAAAAATTATTAGCTGCATTGAGAATACCAAAGGCTTTCCTTGGTTTCGAAGAAGTTACTGGTGATGGAAAAAATCTTTCCTTACAAGATATCAGATTTGCAAGAAGTATTAATAGAATTCAAAAATCTATGGTACAAGAACTTAACAAGATTGCAATTATACATTTGTATATGTTAGGTTTTGAAGAGGAATTAGGTAACTTTACATTAGGATTGACTAACCCATCCACACAGTCCGAGTTATTAAAAATTGAAGCTTGGAAAGAAAAAATTACTCTTTATAAAGACGCTGTTTCTGACCCAGGTTCTGGTATTCAACCAGTATCTGCAACTTGGGGTAAAAAACATATACTTGGGTTCTCGGATGAAGAAATCAAACTTGATTTACAACAACAAAGGATTGAGAAAGCTGTTGGTGAGGAATTGAATAAGACACCAGAGGTTATTGAAAAGACTGGTATCTTCTCTAATATCGACAAACTCTATGGTAAGAAAGAAGA